TGATTGCCTAAACCGCATATTGCCTGAGATACAGAGTTAATACCAGCAAGGATTTGGTCTGAAGATAAATTCAACGCCTGGGCAAGTGATGCAATGTCCACGCCGTTGCGATTAAGCATTTGCATAATCATGTCTCTTCCTTCATTGGCACCCTGATTGTTGTTTCCTCCAAAACCGAAGTTGCCGTTGCCAAAGATGGCAGCAATCACAATCAACGCAATAATGTCCTGAAAACCGCCGTTGTTCCCGAAGAAACCACCGTTACCGCCTCCACCGTTCATTAATCCCATGAGGTAACCTGTGTCAATACCCCTGTTCTGCAAAGACGGAAGGATTGATGCAAGCAAGCCGTTACTCGCTCCACCTGCCCCGTCTTGATTAAATACATAAGTTTTTTCCATTGTATTTTAAATCTTAGTTACGGTCAATATCAACCGCATCGCAAATGTCGCAAAACAGTAATTGTATTGAATGGTAGAATGTTGTAGGCTTGTTGTAAAGTTGTTGTTAAACTGTCTGATTTTTTTTACTTGTTCCCTTATCTTTTCAGTATTAGCCTCCTAGAAAAACTATGCAATGTTTCTTCATAACAAATATGTTATCTTAATTTACAAACTCCTTAATGGCATACCAAGCGACTCACGTATATTCTTAACTATAACCTTTAGCAAATAATTTCTGCGTATTCTGTCAGGGTAGATATTTTTCAACTTGTTGATCGATTGCTGCGTAAATCCGGTAAACGACGATATTTGAGATTCACTGAATTTATATTCAGATAGTATAACAACCATGATACCGCGTGAATCAACAATATCACTTCGTTTACACTTTGACAGTATCAGGTCTTCTGATACTTCTGTCTCTAAAGAGACAATTCTTAATATTTTGGCAAAGATTTCAGATTTACACATAATGTTTGAATTTTAGTTATATCTTTGCC